ATCGATTTGCGCTCTGCAAACGGCACACAGAAGGAGCACATGGACATTGCAGAGTCTGCACGTTGTATTTTCTGCTGTCAGTTCCCTACTATTGCTGAAGCATTGGGTTGGGATAGGAAAGAAGATTGTCCAGAGTGTTATGACCAACCTGCTATACTTATTGAATAAATAAAAAAAACCACAGAAGAAACTTCGCGATGAAGACGTACAAAAATGTGAGTATAGATTCAATATTTCCACTAATACTAAGTGGTGGAGCTGTTGCTATATTTCAAGGAAGATCTGAATCTGGTCCTAGAGCACTTGGAAATCGTTCTATTGTATGGGATCCTCAACTTCCTTATGGAAGAGCTTATATTAATAGAATTAAACAGAGAGAGTCTTGGAGACCTTTTGCTGGAACTATTCTAGAAGAATATGCTTCTCAGTGGTTTGATATGAAGGGTATGAAGTCTTCACCTTATATGAGTTATGCAGTTAAGTTGAAAGATGAAGATGAATGTTGGAGAATACAAAGCATTCTCCATACAGATAACACTTGTAGAATTCAAACATTAACTGAGGAACAAAATCCTGTTTTTTATTCATTGATTAAAGCGTATGGTGAACAAATGGGTATTCCATGTCTAGGTAATACTTCATTTAATGCCGCAGGAGATCCTCTAGTCCATACTATCGATGATGCTATAGCAACTTTAGAAAAAACTCCCCTAGAGTATCTTTGGTTGCCCGAAACTGAAGAACTACTTCGCTCACCAAACGTATAAGAAAATGAAAATATTAGGAATCAACATCTCTCATCATGGATCTTCTTGTTTACTTGAAGATGGTGAAATTAAGTACTTTCTTGAAGACGAAAGGATTAATAGAATAAAGCATTACATTCCAAATGATAGAGATATGCATCAGTCCATCAAAGATGGATCTCTAGAAATATACTTTACCGAAGAACTATTAAAGTATACTGATCACGTAGATTATATTATCTTCAGTTCTTTTGGTAGATATGGTGATGTAATTTATGATGACGATGATACTTTGATTGATTTGTATTTGAGAAGACTGGAAGAAATTGGATTTAGATGGGGTGAAGTGGTATTTGAAAATCACAATCACCATGTTTATCACGCAGCAAATGGATTTTATGGTTCAGAATTTGATGAAGCGGTAGCTCTTGTTCTTGATGGTGGAGGAGGGTTATATCCTAGCGAAGATAATATCGATGATCTTCTAGGAAAAGATTCTCCAAATTGTTTTAGAGAGATGGAGAGTATTTTTAAACTCAGTTATGAATCTGGTATTGAAACGGTATGGCAGCATTACGGATGGAATGAAGGTGATCCAGAGTCTGCTAACGTTAGAGAAGGAGAGCAGTTTGTTTGTGCATATGGTGATTCTGTCCTTTCAAATACATTAAGTTGTGGGCAACTATTCAACATTTTTTCGTGGCGACTAGGATTTACAGATGGTAGTGATGCTGGAAAAGTAATGGGACTATCTTCCTATTATGATATTGATGATATTGTAGAATCAGGTTGGTGGAGAAACATAGATTGGTTTGAAACTATGGAAGGTGTTCGAGTAACATCCGAAGATCTACACCAAAATCTTTTAGTTGATAATCCATTTTCTTTTGATAGAAAAGATTTTGACCCCCAAACTTTTTATACTAAAGCTAACATCGCAAATAAACTTCAGGAAGAGACTCTTAATCACACAAAAAATTTAATTAATAAAGCAGTTGAACTAACGGGTTGTAATAATGTTGTCTTAAGTGGTGGTTATGCGTTAAACTGTTTAAATAACTATCAGTATTTGGATTCCAATATTAATTTATTTGTTGATCCGATATCAAATGATGCAGGAACTGCTCTGGGAGCAGCAAAATGGCTTTACTACAAACTAACCGAATCAAAAGAAAAAAATCCACTGAAAACATTATACTTATCATAATCTCATGAAAATCATTAATGATGTATCTTACTCTGATGTAATTGATAAAATTCTTGATCAAAAAGTAGTTGCTATATTTCAAGGACGCTCTGAAGCAGGTGCTAGAGCACTTGGAAATAGATCTCTTTTATTTGATCCCAGAAATAAATCTGGAAAAGATATTGTTAATCAAATAAAAAGGAGAGAAGAATTTAGACCTTTTGCTGCAAGTGTTCTTTTTGAATATGCAAAAGAATGGTTTCACATGGGGAACATTCCTGAGTCTCCCCATATGAGTTTTTCTTTGAAGTGTATTGAAGAAAAAATAAAAGAGATTCCAGCAGTAATTCATGTTGATGGAACTTGTAGAATACAAACAGTTAGGAGAAAGCAGAATTTTCATTATCATAAATTAATTTCTGAATTTTATATTCGTACTGGAGTTCCTCTACTTCTTAATACTTCATTTAATTTAGCTGGAGACCCTCTAGTTGAAACTCCAGAAGATGCTCTTAACACTTTATCTAATTCGCAAATTTCTTATTGTTATTTTCCTGAAATTCAAATGTTAGTGGAGAATGATTGAAAATGAAAGACAATGAGTGGTTATTATCTGTTAGTATTGCTGGGCATGATGCAGCAATGACCTTGTTACATAATGGTGAAATTGCAGTAAGCATAAAGGAGGAAAGACTTACGGGAGATAAATTCGATAATGAGACTCCTCTCAAGTGTATAGAAATGGTCTCAGATTACACTTTAGTTTTAGATAAAATTCTTCTTGCAAATATTAATAAACAAAGCAACATAGAACTTATAATTAATTCACTAGTAAAGCAAGGTATAAAATCCTCAGACAATTTAGATAATCCTAACGTGAATAGAAGAGTGGGGATTAGTGAATCTATTATTGAAGTAAGTGAAAAACATCATTTATATCATGCAGCATGTGGATACCATCTCTCTGGATTTGATGAAGCTATATGTTTAGTCATGGATGGATGGGGTTCTGCAGCAGGAACACACTACAACCCTTGCACAGAGGGTGGATTGGATGATTCATTCCAGGTTATATCTGCAGATGAAACAACAAGTATTTTCAAGGCAGAAAAATCAGGTGAATTTTCATTGTTGAAAAAAATTTCTGTCTATGATCCTGTAAGAACAGATGGACTTCATGAAATGTCCAATAATTATAATAAAGCAAAATATAATAATAACCATAATAATTTGAAATCTGTTAATGAATTCTTTTCAAAATTCGCAGATGTTGAAGTAACTAGTCACTTAGATATCGGAATTATGTATGGAGTTGTTAATGGATTTTTGGGTTTTATGGATTTAGAGTGTGGAAAAACTATGGGACTCTCTTCTTACGGAGAAGAAGATGAAACTCTTCCACCAATGTTTTTCGGTGATAGTATACTATCAAATAAACACTTATTTAATCAGAGCAGAATTTTAGATGAAAAGTGTTATCCTGTTTTAGAAAAAGTTAACGATTCATTTCAAAAAAAAGCAAATCTAGCATATAGTATTCAGAAAGCCTTAGAAAAGGTATTCATTGAAAGAGTTAAATTTATAGATGAAAACTATAAATGCAAGAATATAGTTTTGAGTGGTGGATGTGCTTTAAACGTCGTTGGTAATAGTGTTCTTGCGGAGAAATTTCCTCACATGAATTTTTTTGTTGACCCTGTTGCTAATGATTCTGGACAATCTTTAGGATATGCTTTACAATGGATAAATCATAGAAGAAATCTAGATATAGACTACACCAAAACAGTTTGTCTTGGTCCTGAATATCCTCCAGAGGAACTCAGAGAGAGAATTGAAAAATTTGTAAAGGAGCAGACTTCATGTTAAGCGATTTGGCTATAAGTAAAGAATCTTGGGACTTTATGAATGGAGCTCCTAGTCGAAATTATGGAGAATGGGTTCTTGGAATAAGTGTTGCTGGTCATGGAGGCAGCGTTTGTTTACTTCAGGATGGAAACATAGTTTTCTTTTTGAAAGAAGAGAGAACTACTGGAATAAAAAGAGATTGTGTAGCACCATTTAAATCTTTAAATGAAGTAAAGAAATATACAAATGAATTAGATTTAGTTGTATTTGTAAATGTAAATGGTGACTATGAAGAACTTTTTCTTAATCAATTAAGAAAACAAAAAATTAAAATTCATGAACATCTAACTCCAGAATACGCTGTAGAAGATATTGGTGAATCATATGAAGACGTATACGATGATTGCCTTCTCTCTTTTCATCACATAAATCATGCTTCTTGTGGATATCATCTTTCTCCGTTTTCTGCAGGAGATGATGATGAAGAAACTTTGATAATTGTCATGGATGGATGGGGATATGTAGGTGGAGTTAATGAATTGTTCAAAGGTTGCAATCAATTTAATGATAATGTTATTAGAGCTTATGATTCTCTGTCTGGTGAACTTAGATATGGCGTAAGAATATATGAACACGTTAGTATTTTTAGTGCTACTCCTATAGTTGATCAATGGCAACTTCTTCATAAAGAAGTTGCTTCAGACTTTACTAGAAATGTAAATCTAGAGGGATTCTACTCTGATTTAAAATTTATTGAAGATGATTATAAAAAGCTTTTTGAGACAAACGACAGAACTGCAAATGCGGAAATTCATTTAGCACCAACTTGCTCTACTCCTGTTTTATACGAATCTGTTACTCAACTTATTGGATTTCATCAAGAAGACGTTGGAAAAACTATGGGAATGGCACCATATGGAAAACCAAATGAAAAAATTCCACCATTCGCAGTAAAGAATGAATATCTAGATACAAGTGATGTTATTAGTAATAATCTTTTGTTGAATACTGTAAAATATCCTGAACTGATTGACTTTGATTTAGGAACGGACTTTCAAAACAGAGCTGATGTAGCGTATGCAGTACAGAAGACTCTAGAGGAAAAGGTTTTTAATGTAGTGGAAAGGGCAATGAGTCTTAGTGACTCTAAAAAAGTTGTCTTGAGTGGAGGAGTTTTTCATAACATTATAATTAATGAGATGCTTGCTTCTAAATATCCAGACTATACATTCTTTGCAGATCCAATCTGTGATGACGCAGGTCACTCATATGGTGGAGCAATGTTTTATTGGAAGTCTACTGGATATAAAGGTAATTTTGAAAATACAGATATTGTTCACCCTTTACCACCAGATACAATGTATTTGGGTCCAGAGTATTCTCCAGAAGAACAATTGAAAAGAATTAAAAACTGGTTTAAAAAGTCAACAAATAAATAAAAATGTCGGTGCTTTAAATTATGGCTACATACCCTGTTGTTAACACAAAAACTGGTGAACAAAAAGAAGTGAAGATGAGTATTCACGAATGGGATCAGTGGAAAGAAGACAATCCCGATTGGTTGAGAGATTACTCTGACCCGTCAACCATGCCTGGTGTAGGTGAGGTTGGCGAGTGGAAAGATAAACTCGTCAATAAAAATCCTGGATGGAATGATGTGCTCAAAAAAGCATCGCAAGCCCCTGGATCTTACGTCAAACCTATCTAAAGCTTATGCCTAAAAAGAGAAAGAACAATGGAGACCAACCCATTGGAGTTGGATTGACTGCAAAACAAATGAAAAGAAAAAAACCGATCAATAATGATTTCTTGATCGATATCGAACCATTAACAGATAATCAGCAGAGATTATTTGATTCATATGCAGATGATAAACAATTGGTTGCATATGGTGCTGCTGGTACAGGTAAAACATTTATTACATTATACAACGCTATTAAAGATGTATTAGATGAGAACTCTCCATATCAAAAGATTTACATCGTTCGTTCTCTAGTGGCCACCCGTGAAATTGGTTTCCTTCCTGGAGATCATGAAGATAAATCATCTCTTTACCAGATTCCATATAAGAATATGGTGAAGTATATGTTTGAGATGCCTACAGATGCAGACTTTGAAATGTTGTATGGTAATCTTAAGACTCAAGGTACTATTTCTTTCTGGTCTACTTCTTTCCTTAGAGGAACAACATTAGATAATGCTATTGTTATCGTTGATGAATTCCAGAACTTGAATTTTCATGAACTCGATAGTATAATTACTAGAGTTGGTGAGAATACTCGAATTGCATTCTGTGGTGATGCAACACAAACCGATCTAACAAAAACAAATGAAAGAAATGGAATCGTAGATTTCATGTCTATTCTTAGAGCAATGCCTTCATTCGATATTATTGAATTTGGTCTTGACGATATTGTTAGATCTGGACTTTGTAAAGAATACTTAGTAGCTAAAAACGAACTTAAACTCTGATAAATTATGTTTAATCATGTAGATATTGATCTCCCTAAACTTCAGCGGGAGAATATTGATGGCGTTCGTTTCTATAAAGTTCCCGATAATGGAGACCTTCTGAAGTTGGTCTCCATTACTTCTATTACCAGTCATCATAATCGTAAGATCTTTGAGAACTGGCGTAAGAGAGTCGGTAATGAAGAAGCAGATCGTATTACAAGAAAGGCTACTAGTCGTGGTACGGACATGCATACTCTTGTAGAAAAATATCTCTACAATGAAGAACTCCCACAGGTTCAACCACTGTCTGATATCTTATTCAAACTTGCTAAGCCAGAACTTGCAAAAATTGATAATATACATAGTCTTGAAGGATCAATGTATAGCAAGCAGTTAGGTATCGCTGGAACAGTAGATTGTATAGCAGAGTATAACGGCGAACTTGCAATCATTGATTTTAAAACTTCCAAAAAACCCAAACCAAGGGAATGGATCGACCATTACTTTGTTCAGTGTGCAGCTTATGGTTGTATGCTGTATGAATTGACTGGTATCGTCGTTAAAAAATTTGTTATCTTAATGTCTTGTGAAAATGGAGAATGTGTCGTCTATGAAGAATACGATAAATCAAAGTACATCAAACTACTCACAGAATATATTAGAGAGTTTGTTACTCATCGACTCAAAGAATATGAAAAATGAGATTACAAACGAGTTAGAAAAAGCGTTTGAAAAAAAGTTTTTCTGTCCAGCAAAGTTCGTTCAAGAGATAGAAACTCTAGTTCAGAATGAAAACATGTCGTATATTGATGCGATCATTCATTTCTGTGAAGAGAATTCTATTGAACTTGAATCCGTGCCCAAGTTAATTACTAAACCTCTCAAAGAGAAGTTAAAGTATGAAGCTATGGAGTTAAACTTTTTGAAGCGCACTTCCAGGGCAAAATTGGTTTTTTAATCCAAAAATCGGGCGAAAAAAATCCCGGTAAATTTTTCGCGTGTAGGTTTTTTATAATGAATCCGTTTGAATGCTATAAATTGTATCTTTCGTTGAAAAATCATTTCACGAAAGACACATACGACTTTCACAAATATTGTGGAAAGAGTAGAGCCTCTGTGCAATCTTTTTACAAGAGAAAAGATAGATATTTTTTTGAAAAGTTATCTAGACAAAAAAGTAAAAAAGAAGTCATTGATTTCTTCGTATCAAACTTTGTAAGTGCAAGTGATCCCTCTACGTTGTGGATTGGACAAATAATCCGAGAGGGTGAACGTAATTACGTTGATTGGAAGAAAAGGAATCAGTCACTGTCTTACACTTTTAAAAATGAGATGGAAGATATTCTCTCCACTCAAGGTTTGGATGTAGTATTTGCAAGAGTAAAAGGACATCCTCCCATACTAAAAAGACATCTTTCTGGACAAATATCTATAGAAACAATGTCCATACTTGATAAGATATTTGGATTTGTAAAAGACTTTGATAAGGATATTCACGATCCAGTATGGGAAACCGTAAGTAAAAAGATTAAAAAGTATTCCCCATTTCTAAATATAGACATATTTGCGTATAAAAAATCTCTGAGGGAGATAGTTCTATGAGTTTCTTTAATTCCGAAATTGTTCAAGAAGAACTGAAAGAGATTTCAAATCTGCAAGAAAAACTGTATGGATCTATGTTCTCATTTCCTGGAATGAGTACAAAAGATAAGATAGAACATATAGAATGTATGGAAATTCTTCTTGAAAAGCAGACTGTTTTATATCAAAGATTATGTTTATCTGATGATCCCGAAGCAAAAGAGATGAAAAAGCGTATACTCGATTCTGCTGCTATGATGGGATTAGATCCAAAAGAGGATATGAACATTTTGTTCCGAAATATGGTAAAGTTACTAAAAACAATGAGACAAAAAATTGAGGCAGGGCAATGATTTGTGAAGTTTATGATGATAAATTTGATGCTTTATATTTGCATGATTTTTATGAAAACGTTGTAGCAAAACTTCCTTATAATTTTACGAATATTGCGAATAGGGATTCTGCACCTTATGGATTTTCTGGATCTCACCGTTTAATTGGTTGTA